CCATTAATACCATCAGATACATCTTGGTCACATCTGACATGAACACCACTTAATAAATCACCATTTCTTGAAACTGTAACAGTGCCATTAGCAGTAGACGCCGCAGCAAGAGTGCTGGAACCTGATATTGTTTGTTGAACACATTCCATAGAGAAATTAGTGTGTCTTCTGTAAACAACTTTGAAGAAAGTAATCTGAGGATTACCTGTTAAATATATATCTTGAGCGCCATAAGCTACTAATTGCATTAATCCACCTCCCATTTTATAATATATACAAAGAAAAAAATTTTGGGAATTTAATTTAATTATTAAATTAATAATTAAATTAATTATCTATATTATTTAATAATTTTCTAAAAATTATCTATACTATTTAATAGTTTTTCTAAAAATTATCTATACTATTTAATAGTTTTTCTAAAAATTATCTATACTATTTAATAGTTTTTCTAAAAATTATCTATACTATTTTAAAAATGATAAAAACGATAAAAAATGATAAAAATATATCTTAAGTTAACCATATGTAGCATTGCCACCAGATATTCTTAGTATTCTATAGTTAATTGCAAAAACTTTTATTTTGGCATCAGAACTTGGACTAAATTGTTTTGTTCCGGAGTTAACATTATCAACTAATAATTCCATTTTACTTATTCTATTCATATTTAAAGTTCCACTTGGTTGAAATTCTTCTGGTTTTAATGAAAATGAGTAACCGTATATATTACATACATTATTTCCATCACCTGCTATGAGTGTTGGTAATTCTTCGTATGTCATTGTAAATTTACCAGACCAAGTTGCTAAAGTTGTACTTGCTTTAACACCAATAGTATTTCCTGCAGGAATGATAGACGAGTAATCTTTATCTATAACTGCCTCAGTAACATTTATAGTATTAGCATTCATAGTTGTATCAGAAAAAGATTCTGAAACAGTAACACTAAGCATTTGTTCAGTATTATCTTCATTTCCAAAAACAAATGTTGAACCATGATATAATGTTAATGTACAACTGCCAGTCGATTGCTCTTGAGTAAAAACTTGCATACTTACTACTCTTATAGGTTTATCTAATTTTGGAAATAAAATATGAGCATGAGTTGTTTCTCCACATATTGCTGCTCCACCCAAATGTGTAATTGTTGCGTCTCTTTGTTTTCTTACACTAGGTCCAGGAACTCGAGTATGATGTTTTTCTAACTGAACAGTTTGAAAATATTTAGCATCTTGAGCGGTAAATCTTTCTGAACCATCTATTGAAAGTGTTAATTTCAAACTGTTGTCATTTGCTTTTGGAATATAATTATTACTAATTATGTTAGTATTAGCATTATTTAATGGTAAAAATTTACATCCATTTCCATTTCTACTTGATGAAGGTGTCATAACCCAAAATAGTTCTTTTATAGCATGATCAAAGTTTATTGGAATTTTTTGTTGATTTGCATCAATGGGGGCTGATGCTTGATGTTGTTCAATTAAATATTCGTGAGATACTTGTGCAAATCGAATTTGTTCTTCGTTTGATAAAAATACAAAATCACCAAATAATTGACATGTATTTGGTGCAGTACCATATTTAACAGTAAAGTTTACATCAGTATTAGATAATGCCAATATTGGTAAAGCAACACCTGGCGTTTTACTAAAAAAAAATGGTACCGGATAATAAATACTATTATAACTATTATTATCATAATATCCAGATAATTGAGTTAACTTATTTCTTAATTCATTAACTTTGGAATCGGGGGTTTCTAATTCCATTCTAATTATATTATGGTCATTTGTTATAGTATCTGTAACCCCCCCACCTATACTAAAAGATACTTCTTGTATTAAATCATATACTTTTGTAGCAGCATTAGTGCTATCTAATTTCAAATATACATTAGATAATAAATGTCCACTACCTCCACCTGTTGAAAGTTCAAAAACTTGAGAAGAATTAGATACTGGACTACCGGTTGTTTTTAATGGAATTTCTTTAGTTTCAATTGCAAAATTTGTATGTCTTCTAAAAACAATTTTAAAAAATGTAATTTGTGGCTGTCCAGTAAGATATATATCACTGGCACCCGAATTTGATATTTGTGTCATTGCTCCCATTATATATAAAATATAAGAAGAAAATTATAGTATGTATTTAACTTAATATAAAATTAATATAAAATTAATATAAAAGTAATATAAAAGTAATATAAAAGTAATATAAAATTAATATAAAATAATAAATAATGTTTTAAATAATGTTTTGAAATAATGTTTTGAAATAATGTTTTGAAATAATGTTTTGAAATAATATGATAGATAGAATATTAATTGTTTTGATATTACTGATATTATGTGAAAAATTTTATGTTTTTTTAAATTCTAAAGAATTTTTTCCATTTGGACAATTAAGTCCCTTAAAAAGAAATATGTCTTTAGATTTACGATGTGAACCCAAAATACCTAAAGTATTTCATAGTCCATGGAGACAATCTTCAATAGATTATTATTATCGTCCAAAATGTTTAACTAAATTTCCTTTATATTAGTATTGTTTATAATTTCTGTATCACTGTCCACTGAATTTAAGTTATTTTCATCTCCCGTTTTTTCAGGGGTGTCATCTTCTGTTTTTTTATTTTCTTCATCCAATGAACAAACAAATTCAAATACTTTCTTTGAAAATTTATAGTGACAACCATTCGGTTCTTGATTATCAGGCACCTTCTTATACATTTCATTTTTAGAATAAATCAAAGAAACACATTTTTCATCCCATGATATTTCACTAAAATCAATAAGTCTATGTTCTATTAATGGTTTTATTTCTCCGAAATCTACATCATCAAACTTATTATTTTCCCAAAATGTTTTATAAAAACATAATGTTCCAGTATGCAATCTATTATAATAATGGTCCATCATATCCATAGATAATATTAATGAAATATATCGGGTTATATGAAAAGCCCCAATAACACTACATCCTATACATTTTTTTTCGCTTCGCAATAATTCTATAATCATTTTTTTTATACCATCCTCATAAAAAAAGTAATCATCTTCCATACACATTATTACATCATTTGATGCATTTTCTACTGCTAAATTTTTCTTTGCTCCTATAGTCATTTTTTTATCTACATTAAAATATTTTATATTGTAAGTGTCTCTTATTTCTTTTGGTGGTAACATATTTTCTATAGATTCTTCACCCTGTTTATTATCGATTATTATCCATTCTAATTTATCTTTAGGATAATCTGTCGAAGTATAATTTAAAATCGGTAATTTAAACATTTTTTTCGTTGACCTATAATCAGTAATTATACTTAATGATGGCAAATCACTATCACTATATTCTTTTTTGTTAAATTTTATATTAATCGTTTTTTTAAAAATTGCTTCAAATGGATCCATTATTGTATTTATTGTTTGTGTTTGATTTTTGTTAGCAAACGCTTTACAATTATTTCCCATAATTTCTATTGTTGTATCTGAGGTATTGATAATTTTTTCTATAGTATTTTTTAAATCTTCAACTGAAAATGTATATTTAGAACCTAAAAAATTCTTAATTTTCTTTTTTGATGATTTTATATAAAAACAATTTTCTTTATCTACAGTTTCCAATATGGGTCCCTTATTTAAAACTACTGGAACACTTCCAACTAACATTGTTTGATTTGCATAATGATTAAAATTATCTATTTGGTCTAAAATAAAATGAATTGGACAAGTATTAAATAATAATTCAAATTTCGATGATGTATAATTTTCTAAATAAACAATATTTGCTAAATTTCTTTTTTTTATACTATTTTTAGGCACGCCACTACATAATATATTTAATGTAGGATAATGTAATTCCCATACATCAATTAATTTTTGAACATCTGTATAATGATGGTCTGTATACATTACTAACCAATCTTTTTCTTCTTTTTCTATATTATTCATGGAAATATCTGGACTTCTCCATCGAATACATTTTATTTTATCTGGAGGAACATAATCCTTAAATACTTCATAACAATATTTCGTTTTACATAATATCATATCAAAAGACGGCAAAAAATCTAACCAATTTTTAGAAAAATAATGATGATTTGGTATAAAAATATTATATTTGGCTCTTCTAATAAAACTAAAATTTACAGATTCTAAAAATATGTTTATAGTTGCTTCTGGACAAGTATAATTTTGTATATTTATATGTTCGACTTTGGGTTTTGATTTAAATCGTTTACAAATATAGGATAATGTTTCGGCATCTAACATAATACTATTAGAATAATTATGATGTATTACATTTATTTTCATGATACTATATGTATAAAATAAAAGTAAACTTTAAATATTATAATTTTTTTTTAATTTCTAAAGCTTTTTCTATAATATTTGAATTAAATTTTTTATTTTTTAAAAGGTCAATTGCTATAGTATCTTTTGAAACACCTTTTTTTAATTTATAGGTAAATTCAATATTATTATTATTTCTATACATTTCCATTTTATAATTTTCATAATTACTTAATTTAGATAAATAGTTATAATGTGTTGTAATTATAGATATACTATTATTATATGAACCCAATTGTTCTGCGATAGCATAAGAACTTGCAATTCCTTCTTTAGGATTCGTTCCACTAAATAATTCATCAATTATTATAAATGAAAATTTATTTTTTTTATCTATAGTATCTAATTTTTCTATATGATTTGATATGCGTTGCATCTCATTTTCAAATAATGATTTCTCACCTTTAATATCATAAATATTTATATAGGTATTTATATAATCGAAGGGAGTCATGTATATCTTTTCACAACATGCTATACTTAATGTTTGTGCAAATACAACAGCAAGACATAAAGATTTTATACAGGTTGATTTTCCACCTGCGTTTGGTCCAGTTAGTAATATGTTGTTGGGTTCATTTAAACCTATATTTAAGGTATTTAATATACCATTATCGAGATTGGGGTGTTTAAAATTTTTAATAAATAAATTGGGTTTATTACGTTTTAAAAATTTTACTAATGTATAATTTTCATTAGTTACTAAATTTGCAATACCGCCCAAATAATCTAATTTTCCTATAATTAATAATGCTTTTTTCAAATTACTATTATTATTTTTTATAGTGTTATATGTTTTTAATAATAAACCTTTATTAGATAATATTGAAAATGGTTTATCAAATATTGAATTATTTAAACATTTATAATTAAGATTATCTAATGGAATATCTATTCTATTCTTAAATTCAGTTTGCAATTGGGTAATTGCTAATAATATTTTTTTCAGATTAACTAATTTTTGATGAACATTTGATAATATAGTTTTTGTTGTTAATGAAAATGAAGTACTATTATAAAGACTAAATATATAAATAAATAGTGCAAATATTGTTTTCAAAAAAGTAGTTATATTTTTAAAGGTTGCGGCTGAAAAACTTGGTATACTTAAAGTCAAAAATTTTATATAATATGAATATTTGCCAAAATTTAAATTTTTAAAAAAGGTTAATTTAGATATAATATATGGAATAAGTAATATTATTAATGGCGATAAAATATTATATATAGGAATAAATATATTATAATTATTATAATAATTTAGAAACCTTTCATTTTCGTTTAAAAATTTAAAATACGAAAAGTTTATTAAGGTATTATTAATTACAATCGTATGATCATTTTCATTATCACAAAATGGAATAAGTATCTTTTCATATTGTTTAATAATTTCTATTTTAGAATCTAAAAAATTATAACTATTAATTGCATAATTTATTTCATTTTGTTGTTTTTTAAGTAATTCAATATTATTTGTAGGTTGTTTTAATTTTTCAAATAAATAAATATTTCCAGTAATTGTTTTTGTTTTATTTATTTTTTCAAATATTGTATTATTATTCGTTTTCGAATTAGAAAAATCATCAAAAATTTCTAAGTCGCGATAAACATGTTCATCAATTAAATTTGTTTTAGTATTAAAATTAAATAATTTTTTATAAAAATTTTTACATTTTGAATTTTCTATAGCATTATCATCTAATGAATCTTCAATTAATTTTAATTGCTTTTTGAATAGAAACATATTAATTAAATTATAAATTATTTAATAATTATATTCGTATTTTAAAAAAAAACTCTTATATTATAATATTATGAATAATATGAATAATTTAAATACAAACAATTTTAATCAAATTTATGACCCTATGAATAATAATGCTGCGAACATGCCTAATAATGCTGCCAATACGCCTAATAATGCTGCCAATACGCCTAATAATGCTGCCAATACGCCTAATAATGCTGCGAACATGCCTAATAATGCTGCCAACACGCCTAATAATTTAGTTATGTTTAGAGGTTGCACTAATGAAAAAAATAGAAATATGAAAAATGAACAACTTAATTATTTAGAAGCCGAAAATACTCAATATTGCTTTTTAGATGATTATGAACCTATTAATTATTCTTTTCAAAATAGAAATGAATGGAGTAATGTTAGTAAAACTGGAATATCGATAAATATGTTGACTAATGATGCTCAAATTAAAGAAACAAGTATAGATTATAATAAAGATAATTTAGGTGAAAATTTAAATCAAAATTCAGACAAACCATTATGTGAATTAAATAATTGTTTAGGAAAAAGTGAATGTACTCCTGAATGCAGAAATCTTAATTGTTTGAATTGTCATGCTTAAAGATATAAGAATATGATATTATAAGAATATAATGATTATTCATTATAAAAATTATATTTATGATATAGAAGAAATACCAAATTTATCTTTTGCTATAAATAATGAAAGATGTTATAAAATTATAGAATTTTTAAATAATAATATGCATTTAGAAAATGCTATTTTATATTCTAACTATTTTATTTACAATAAATATTTAGGTTGTATTTATAATAAATCAATTATGAACAATATTTAAATAATTTAAAATTGATTTATAATATACTATTTTATGTTATGGAAACCATCATAAAAAAATTTTTAGGAGTCAAATATAGGTGGTGGTTTGATGGTGATTCAATTGATAGTAAAGGACCATTTTATTATGAGAATGCACCATGCCCTTCTTTAGATATTATAAATATTGAAGGTATTAATTGTGCTGGTTTTATTAATTTGGTTGCTAGATACTCAAATGTAGATTTACCTTTAGAAGGCGGTGGAACTGATGGATGGTTTAAAAAATTAAGTAAAGAAAATAAATTAGAAAAAATAGATGTAAATAAAGTATATCCTAAATATACTTTATTACTTAGAGATTATACAAATGAAAATGACCAAGGACATTTAGCATTTACTTATAACGAAAATATTTTAAATGAAAGTAAAATAGTTCATGCTTATTCAAAAAGTGAAATTAATAGAAATTTGAATTTACCAGGAGTAATTATAGAAGATTTTAAAATAAGTCATCATTGGTTTAATGGAACATATACTCATGTATGTTATCCTAAAGATTGGTTAAAAAAGTAATAATAATTATAATTGTACGTGTACTTCTTTTTACTTTTTATTGAGCCAAGCCGCATAGCGCTGATTATGGTGCGGTAACTCGGAGACTCGAAAACCTGAATAATAATAATACGTAAATCGGGAATATTACTGCTAGTCGGAATCGTGAAAAGGTATTAAAACTAGAAATAAATGATTTATCATTTTATTGGTCCAACCATCACGTGTGTCGGATTTTCGGGAGGTAGTGTCTCAAACACGCGCTGCATCAAAGCATCGTTTGAAGCATATTTTTGAATCATTTTATATAACTCCACCATTTTTTGTGTTAATACCTTTTCATGTTTCCAGAGACGTTTAAGATTCCCTGATTGCGTATTATTATGCAGGGCTTCGAGTCTCTGAGTTTCAGACTTGTATTCTTGTAGATTATTGGAAAGAGTCAAATATTTTATTGCTAGAACTTTGGCTACGCCTATATCCCAGTGGCGTTTTGCTTCGGACGACCCCTTAGGTTCTGATTTAAGCAGCGCCAGAAACATCTGTATCCGGGCATTGTTATCGGCCGTTTTCAAGTCATCAGGCGTTAAAATCGCATGTCCAGCATAATTGCTTCCTCCATAATGTCTTCGTGAGTTTTTCTTAATTTTTTTTCTATTATTAGTTGCTCCTCCATAATGTCTTCTAGAGTTTTTCTTAAGTTTTTTTATGTAATGTTTTATTCCTAAATATTGTCTTCTAGATTTATTCTTAATCTTTTACGAATCAATTTCTTACTTAGTTTTTTAATAACCATATACTGTAATAAAATAAATTAAATTTTATTTAAAATAAAAATGATTTATAATCGTTTTGTAAAAAGAAATAATATTATTTTTTTACATAAAAGAATAAAACGTTTATTATAAAATGTATATCTACTCCTTAGTTGTTAGCACTTATCTAATATTATCAAGTTATTGTTTTTATAATGACGTAATTATAAATCCATCAAAAATAAATAAAAATGACATGTTAGAAAAATATCGAAAGTCTTATAAAAATGTATTGTTTAATATAATTGTTACAAGTTATCCTACTATATATTTAGCAACCTTATTTTATAATCCAAAACAATTTAATATATTTGCTTCTTTTATAGAAATATTTATATGTTTATATATGTCTCAAATAGTATTTTATTTTATTCACAGATGTTTCCATTTACCTAAATTATACAAATATCATAAAATACATCATGAATATAAAGTTCCTTCTGGTATGAGGGCAGCCTATGCACATCCTATTGATTTTATATTTGGTAATATATTTCCACTTGGAATTACGCCAATATTAATCAATATAGATATATATTCGTTCTATTTTATTATCATATTTTCAATTCATAAAACAATGATAAATGACCATTCAGAATATAAAAAAGATAAAGATACAAATCATCATATATTACATCATCAATATTTTAACTATAATTATGGTCCTATTTGGCTAGATAAATATATGAATACTTTAAAAACAAAGTAAAAATAAAAAAGTAAATCTATAAGTTTAAAGTAAAAATCTAGAATTTTAAAATAATAATTTATAATCTATAAATTATAATTAAAAATCAGCATCTAAACATATTTCTTTATTATTGGTATCTTCTAATCCAACACCTGCCTTAGAATATTCCGTAACTCTTTTTTCGAAAAAATTAGTTTTACCTTCCATTGAAATCATATCCATAAATGCAAATGGATTATTTGAATTATATATTTTAGTATATCCCAATTGAACTAATAATCTATCTGCAACAAATTCTATATATTCTGTCATCATATCTGCATTCATGCCAATTAATTTACATGGTATTGATTCAGTTATAAATTCCTTTTCAATACTTACAGCATCCATAATTATTTCGGTAACTATATTTTTATCTAATTTATTTTGTAAAAGAGAATAAATTAAAATAGCAAATTCAGTATGTAATGCTTCATCTCTACTAATTAATTCATTACTACAAGTTAATCCGGGCATTAAACCTCTTTTTTTTAGCCAAAAAATTGAGCAAAATGCGCCCGAAAAGAATATACCTTCAACTGCTGCAAATGCAATAAGACGAGTAGCATAATTAGAGTTTTTATCTTGTATCCATTTTAAAGCCCATTCGGCTTTACGTTTTACAGATGGTATAGTTTCTATAGCGTTAAATAAACTTTGTTTTTTACTAGAATCTTTTACAAGTGTATCAATAAGTAATGAATAAGTTTCGGAATGAATATTTTCCATCGCTATTTGAAATCCATAAAAACATTTTGCTTCTGGAACTTGTATATCATTACAAAACCGTTCAACTAAATTTTCATTAACAATACCATCACTTGCTGCAAAAAATGCTAATATATTTTCAATAAAATATCTTTCATTTTCATTTAATTTTTCCCAATCATTATGGTCTTTCGATAAATCCAATTCTTCAACAGTCCATATAGAAGCCAATGCTTTTTTATACATAGACCATATTTGGGGCCATTTTATAGGAAAAATAACAAATCTATTCGGGTTTTCTTTAAAAAGCGGTTCGTCAGACATATAAATATATATAAATATTTTAAATTTAAATATATTCAAATTTAAAAAAATAAAATAAAATTTTAAAATTAATTTAAATTTAAATACAATTTACATAAATTATCAATAAATATTTTTTTATTAAAAATACTATTATTTCTTATATCTTCTAATCGTGTTTTAATTTGTTTATAATGGTCATTATTTTGATATAATCGCTCTGCATTAATAATAAAATCGTGTGTGTTTTCAGAAATTAATTCATCAAAATTAATATTTTTTAAAATAGAATAAGTTATACGGGATTCTGGGGTTGAACCTTTAATAGATATAATCGGAATTCCGGACCATAAACTATCTAATACACTATTTTTCAAGTTATATGTAGTTGTATCTAATATTAAATCGAAATATAATAATCTAATTAAATGTAATTTTTGTTTAATAACTGGTAAAAAATATATTCTATTATGTAAGTTTGTATCAAAATAAGATAGAACATTATTTTTATTATAATAATCTATAAAATATATTACTGAATTTGGACATTTTTCTAGTATAATTGTGTATAATATAATATCCTTTTTTGTTATTTTTTTCATTCTACTTAAACAACAAAATTTAAAATAATTTTTTTGTTTAGGTTTAGGTAATATTAGATTCATGTTTAATGGATTTATCTTATCTTTTTCTTTTAATAATTCAATTTGCATAATTAATTTTGTTGCCACTTGATTATCGTTTTCTTTTTCAAATAATAATTTTATTTTTCTTTCTAATAATAATTCTTTATTATATATACCTTTTAATACATCATCAATATAGTTTTCCAAAATAATATAATAATTATCTAATATACTTTTTTTTAAACTATTTGTATCATGTTTTATTAATAAATTAATAATTTTCTCATGATTTAATTTAATATTTGGAACATTTTTATAATTTTTATAATTTTTTGGTATCAAAAATGAATTCGGTAAATACAATATTTTTTCTTCATATAAATTCATTTTTAAATTATTATCAATTAAATATTTATCACCTATAAAATAATTAATAATATTATTACTAATTGTTCCCAAATAATTATAGTAATTAATTTGAATTTCTCCTATTTTATTATACAGTAAATAATAAATTAACGTATTATCTAAATTACATAAATTAATTACTATATTTATATTATCTAACCTAATTTTCTTTAAAATATCATTTTTAGTCTTACTATTAATATTAAATTTTTTATAAATATAATTACTTTTCTTATTTATATCTTGAGTATTATCATAACTAAAATCATAACTAAAATCATAACTAAAATCATATACATATATACTAAAATTATATGTATTATAAATTTTTATAGCATCTTTAATAAACAAATTATAGTATTTATTATAATTATCATTAATTATATATGCTATTTTTAAATTATTATTTTTTGTATTATATGAATATGTTGTATTACACGCTAAAGTATTAAAATAATTATTTGTTAATTGTTTAATCATAAAATTATTAATTCCTATATATTTTAATATTTCTGGAGATACGGTATTTTTTTTATAATAATTAAAAATCTTTGAATAATTTTGTTCTATTTCATTATAATTACCTAAATTTACTTGTAACTTAATATATTCATCGAAATAATTGGGCATATTTTTAGTTAATAATTTTACACATTTTTTGAATTTAAACATTTTATAATAAAATTTATACAAATTATATAAATTTTCGTCACTATTCTTATAGTAGTATATCATATATAAATTATATTCGGCATTCCTATTTTGTTCAAAAATTTTTTTATGTAATTTTTCTGCATAACAACTATATTTTTTTTTTATTTTAGAATAAATTGTTGATAAATATATATCATATTTTACTATATCATTCGCATTTATAAGATAATTATAAATTACCAACATTTTTTTGTATAAGAGACATTCATAATTCTTATCAAGAAAAACAGAATCTAATAATATAAAAATAGTATTTATACTTCTTACAATTATAATAAATTTATATTCTAATTCTAAATTAGTATTAAATATAGTTTCAATATCAGTTTTTATTATTTTATTGTAATAATTTAAGTTATTCATTATTATCAATAGATTATTCTTTTTAAGATAATTATAATAAAAAATATTATAAATAAATATATGGAATCCACAAATACAACTAACTTAAAAAATATTTTGTTAAATAATATTGAACAATATAAAAGCGCTATAATTATAGGATTTGTATTATTTTTAATAGTAAATGTTAGTTTTTACATGTCAGAACAATATAGAATATCAAAAGTAGTAAAGGAAATGAATTTATACAGAGATTATTTATCTCTTGATTCTCTAAGAACTAATTTAGATTTAAAACTTTCAGATTTTTATATTGCTAGTAGTTTTAGACCATTAAATGGTAAAAATCAAAAATATGATTACTGTTCTACAAGAATATTAGAAAAAGTTTTAAAATATGGGGCACGATTTTTATGGTTAGATATTTATAATAGTGAATTTGGCGATAATGCCAAACCTATAATAAGTGTTGGAAAAAAAAAGGGAAATTGGAAATTTTCATTAAATAGTGTAACATTAGAAGAAGCCTTAATAACAATAGCAAACACAGCATTTACTTCCGGAAAAGTAGATAATTTTGAAGACCCTTTAATTTTAGGATTAAATTTAAATGTAAATAAAAATTTTAAAACACTTAGAAAAATTAAAGATTTACTAGTTAAATATTTAGGAAATAAATTATTGGGAATAAATTATTCATATGGAACAAAAAATATGGGAGAAGTTCCAATAAGAGAATTAATGAATAAAGTAGTAATATTTTCAAGCGGTGGTACTCGCGGTAGTGATTTAGAAGAATTGATAAATTATAGTTGGTCAAAACCTAATATAAAAAAAATAATTTATAAATCTGTAGACCCAAATATTAAAATTTCAGAATATGTTAAAGAAGATGTTGATACATTAAAAAATTTTAATAAAAATAATTTGTCTATTGTTTTACCCGAAGAAAATACTTTTTTTACTAGACAATTTAATCCAAATTATTCTTGGAAATTGGGTTGTCAATTTGTATGCATGAATTATCAAAATATAGATCAGTTCATGGATTTTTATATAACTAAATTTAGAACTAATAGTTTTGTTCCTAAACCCGTAAAATTACGAGGAAGTTCAAAATCATATAAACGGTCAATTAATATAAATAAAACACTAAGCAATATAGAGAAAAAAGATAAAATATTAGCAAATTGTCCACTAGAACCTAAACCAGAATTACCTATATTAGATGTATCAGAACAACCAGAATTTAAAAATGATGACGATAATTTGGGAGTTTGTTTTATATCAGATAAATGTAATGGTCCTTTCTCAAAAGTTGATAATAATATACCATGGATTATAAATGAAAAAGATAAAGATAGATTGCCATTTGAATATTCTAAAGAAAATCCAAGTGCTGGTATAGATACATCCGGCCACACATGGTATAATTTTAATCCAAAGGTAT